ATATAAAAACATTCTTGCACTCTTATGAAAATACAAAAAAACATTTTTTCAATGATGAAAACGTCATTATTATAAGAGGCTTCTCAACTAGAGAAGTATGCATTTTCGAAAACAATTTTTTTGATTTCATATACATCGATGCAGATCATACATATGATGCAGTAAAAGAAGATTTGGGTTGTTGGTTTCCGAAGCTAAAAAAAGGCGGAATTATTGCTGGACACGATTATTGTTTAAAGAATGTTGATCAACCAAATGAATATGGAGTTATTAAAGCAGTAGATGAATTTAGAGACACAAATAAATACATTATCAAAAATTTTAAAGCTTTTGGCAGTGGATTAAAAACATGTTGGTTATTGGAAACGAAATATTTTTAATTATTGACAATATTTAAAAAATAGTGTATACTTAGTTCAGTTCTTTTAAAATTTGGGGGTGTCCTGGTTTCGACAGGGATTATGATGATATATCTGGCAAGACTGTGTGAGTGTCACAGCATAAACATTCAACTTTTTAACTGCCAACGATAATGTTGAAGTTGATTACGCCTTAGCTGCGTAATCTGAGGCTGCTAGTGGCCTTATTCCCCAAAACTAGCAAAAAGTTTCTTATTTCTTTTAAAAAATGAGTGGTGCGCGCGTTTAATTGAGCTACTGAGCAGTTTGCTGGTTCGAAAACCAGATAATCTTGTGAATGACAGAATATTTGACGATTCTTGGACGTGGGTTCGATTCCCACCGCCTCCACCATTCGAATGACCCCATGGGTGGACTCGTTGATTAGAGGGCTGGGCTAATTAACACTTATAAGAGGTAAATATGGCTAGAAAACGTAAACAAATTGAACAGAATAAAGAAAATGAGCAAAATCAAGGTAAACCGTGGAAAAATGTAGGGCATTTTGATAATTTTTGCGATGCAGACAAAAAAAGAGCTAAGTATTTATCTGAAAATGAGAAAATTCAGGTAAAAGTCAAGCGTTGCGGTGTAAATGGTACAAAATTTGTTGTAAAACTAAGAAAAGATCCACTTTTTGAGGAAAAAGTCGAAAAAAAGAACAAAAAGGGCCGAAAAAAGGGAAAAAATAGGAAGGATCAACGATGAAAGACATATTTTGGGCTGGAAAAGACAAAAAAGACAAAGAAAACCCTCCAATTGGCGCCTCCATTGACAAGAATAACGTTGTTGAGACCACAAATAATAGAATTTACTACTATTCAGAGGTTTCTAGGCAAAAAATTCTTATTTTAAACAAGAATTTAAGGAATTTAAACGATAATTTGCTTAATCAGGCACAATTATTGGGTTTAGATAGCCCTGCTAACATATATTTGCATATAAACAGCTTTGGAGGCAGTGTTTTTGCTGGGTTATCGGCTGTCGATTACGTAAAATCGTGTGAAGTACCCGTTATAACAGTGGTTGAAGGCTGCGCAGCCTCCGCAGCGACTCTTTTTAGCGTTGTTGGCACCCATAGACAGATAAGAAGCAACTCTTTTATGCTAATTCATCAAATTTCTTCTGGAATGTGGGGGAAATACGAAGAATTAAAGGATAGTTTAGACAATTGTGACCTTTTTATGCAAATTATCAAGGATATTTATAACGAACACACGAAAATACCAAAGAAAAAGCTTAATGAGATACTAAAACACGACTTATGGTTCGATGCCGAGACATGTCTTGAATATGGGCTTGTAGATGAGATAATTTAGTAAATTATGCCAATTTATGAATATAGATGCCGATTATGCGGTTTTTCCTTCGAAATTATGCAAAAAATCGATGAAAAGTCGCCTAAATGCGATAATATAGTGATTAGTGGCTCATTAGAGCGAAGATGCGGCGGAACGTGCAAAAAACTAATTTCTAAAGGTTCTTTTTCTTTAAAAGGCGGCGGCTGGTACAAAGATGGCTATGTTAAATCACCTAAAAGCGACAAAAAATGAATATTGCTATTAATAAGGAATATTTTCGAAAATATACTGTCTCAACTGTTTATGAGTTGGAGAATATGTTAAAAATGGGAATCTTATATTAACTGAGTGGATCATTCCGATTATGTAGCCATCCTTATTGAAAAGAGGAGATCCAGAACTTCCTCCAACCGCCGGTACTGAGTATATAGCGAATTGCTGATCTTTGTTGTGAGAGCCTCTGTGATAATAGCCGGCAAAATAGCCATCTAGCTTGGGAATCATGTTTTTATTAAACATACCTAAAGGAGCGGCTAAATTATAGGTTTTATCGCCTGGTTTTGGAGAATCTTGCGCAATTAGAGCCGGATTTTTTTGAAGCTTTTTGACATAAATTAAACATAGATCTAATTCTCTATCATAATCTACGATATTGATATCATACTTTTTCATATCGATATCATAAGCATAAAATTCAATTTTTCGAATTGGGACGCCTTGAACAACTGATTGTAAAAGAAGCTCTATATCATCCTCACAGAAATGGGCTGCAGTAATTGCATATGAACCTCCTTTCCCGGAGCTAACAACAAAAGCAGAAGCAGATGACATTATTCTCTGTATTGTACATTCTGTTTTTTGAAGTTTTTCGTCTTCTTTACATTCTCTGGTGGAAAATCGATTTTCCACTTTTAAGAATGATTCTCTAAAATTTTTATCTCCTTCATCAAGTCCGGTACTAAGTAAATGAGATGAACTTAACCCACAAGAAAAAACAAATAAAAGTATTAATACGAAAACGACAGAAATTAAAGTGTATTTAATTATTTTTTTCACTATATCATGTTCCTCCCTAATTATAACTAGAGAATAAACTTTAATTTCTTGCTATATATTTATTATTATAGTGAAAAAGGAGAAATTTCGGAATATGAACAAAATATTTAACTTTTTACTTGCCTCTTTAATGTTAATTGGATGTATGGCCACCGCCTCATCTATCAGTACTGAAGTTCCTACTCCTGCGGAACGGACGGTTGAACAAATGAGTGAAGAAATGTTAGAATTGGCAAAAGAAATGGATCAAGAAAGATCACCTGCAATTTATGTTGTCATAATATCAGAACCAGAAATCATAATTGCGAATCCGCTTAAAAAATAGTTATTAATGTGGCTGCAAGAAAAAAAACATATATTTTAGATACAAATGTTTATTTAACGGACGCAAATGCTATTTTTGCATTTGGAAAGAATGACATACTAGTTCCTTTAAAAATTCTTGAGGAAATAGACAAACACAAAAAAAGACAAGATAGTGTAGGCCTTAATGCTAGAAATACCATTCGCATCCTCGATTCTTTAAGAGAAAAAGGTAGTATTAAAAAAGGTGTAAGAATCGCCAAGGGAAAAGGGATAATGTATATTCGCAATTGCGATACATCATTGTTACCAGAAGAATTGTCAACGATAGACTCAGATAACATGATTATTGGCACGATTCTTGCGGAAAAGAAAAATTTTCCTAACAAAAGATTAATTGCCGTTTCGCGAGACATTAATATGAGAATTAAGTGCGATTCACTAGAAATTCTTGTACAAGATTATACTGTTGGACAGGTAGTACAAAATAGTTCATTATTATATACTGGTTTCACAAAACATTTAATTGATGATGAAATTGTTGATCAATTTTATGATGGAGAAGACATATTCCTTGATAAAGATGAAGTGAGACTGTATCCTAATCAATTGATCATGCTTGTTTCTAATTCAAATGAAAAAAAGACAGCATTAGCTAGATTTGTTAGTTATAATTCTTCACTTAAAAAAATTATTGATAAAGGAGATGTTTGGGGCGTTAGATCTAGAAACAAAGAACAGAAATTCGCTTTAGACTTGTTATTGGACCCCAATGTTCCGGTTGTGACACTGGTTGGTAAAGCAGGAAGTGGAAAAACGTTGTGCGCAATAGCCGCAGGGCTTCACCAGACCGTCGAGGATGGCCAGGAATCGACATATAGAAGATTAATAGTAACCAGGCCCATTCAACCTCTTGGGCGCGATATAGGCTATCTTCCGGGCTCTATGGAAGAGAAGATGATACCATGGCTAAGTCCAATTAAGGATAACTTGGAACATTTGATGGGTGCTGACAAGAAAATGCTTGACTTGTACGTAAATGATGGTATAATAGAGATAGAAGCATTGACTTATATTAGAGGTCGTTCAATTTCTAATGCATATATTGTTATCGATGAATGCCAACAGCTAACACAACACGAAATAAAAACTATATTAACAAGAGTCGGAGAAAATACTAAAATAGTTATGACAGGAGATATTGAACAGATTGATAATGTATATGTCGACGAGACATCAAACGGTTTAACATATATTGTTGAAAAGTTTAAAGAACACGCTATTGCTGGCCATATTACATTGACTAGGGGCGAACGTTCAAAAGTGGCTACACTAGCAGCAAAAATATTATAAGGAGATAAAAATGGATATTGAATTTACAAATGATGATGAGGTTAATGAAATTACAAACAACCCTGTGCTAAAAGAAGCTGTAAAAAAGAATACAGAACTAAAAAACATGTTGGTTAATTATGTTGGTGAAAGAACTCACCCCGTAAGTGACGAAGTTACAGTCGAGATGATTGTTGAAACAGTAGCAGAAGAATTCCCAGAATTTTTATTAGTATTGGCAGAAGAGAATTATATTCGTGGATATCATCAAGCGTTGTCAGATGTTGAAGAAGGCTGGAAATTATCGAAAAAAGAAGAGAATGAGCAAAAAGTTTAAAGAATACATAAAATTCTCTTTTGATCAAAATATGCAAAATCATTTTTCAAATGATTTTGAAATTAATGGTATTAGTGTTCTTGTTGAAGAGCCACTACCTGAACATGTTGATGTTAATGAATGTTTGAAACATATTTTTTCATTAATCCCAAAACATTTGATTTCTAATTTGAGCACAATTAAAATCGGCCAATATGATAAATTTATTGAAAGAAACATTAATGCCTTTTATGAAAATGGAATTTTATATATAACAAATCAACAGGATAATAATTCTGATATGATAGATGATATTGTTCATGAAATCGCCCACGGCGCCGAGGAAATTGCCAAGGAGGAGATTTATGGTGACAGATTGGTGAAAAAAGAATTTTTGGGAAAAAAGAAAAGAATCCTTGACTTATTGAAAGAACACGGGTATAATATAACAAGTAAAGAGTATGAAACAACAAAATATAAAAAAGAATTTGATTATTTCTTATATTCAGGCGTAAAGGCGTCATTACTAAAAACCCTTTCTATTGGGTTGTTTGTTTCTCCTTATGCTTTAACATCTTTGAGAGAATATTTTTCTACAGGTTTTGAAGAATACTTTTTAGGTGATAAGAGCTATTTAAAGAAGATAAGTCCTGCATTATACTCAAAAATTAATTCAATTACTAAAGAGGTACAAAATTATGGATATTAAAGTAAAAATAGATGACAAAGACGAAAAACACAAAAAGGTTCATTTGACAGTAAGCAATGATGTAACAGATCCAGGAGAATTACATCCTTTTCTCGTGTCTGAAAAGTTCGTAGCAAATTATTCAGACGTTCGTTGCATAGCCACCGAAAAAACTGACAAAAACACGACTTTTACTTTTAAGGCTAGATGGATTCCAGAAAAATGGGGCGGTCCGAAAACCACCCCCCCGGAGCCTTGGAAGAGCCCTGTTGTGAAAAAAAATCCAACAACAAAACAAAAAAAGAAAAACAAAGCTTTAAATATTAAAACATTAGAACAAGAAGTCAATGAAAAATATGATTCAGTTAATAAGGATGATTGATGCCTAAAATTTCTTATTCTGAGTTGAAA